CAAAGTCCTGAAGTGGGACCGCGATGAGAAACGATACTACGATATAGAAATAGATCTGAGAGGTAGAAATGAAAATAGAAGTTAAAACCAAAGATTGTGTTTACATAACTATAAATGGTACCGTTTACTATATTGATGATTCAACTGGTGAACGTATTATGAAAAAATGGAAAGAGGAGAAATAGAATGAATAACTTATTAAAACAAATGCAACAAGACGCTGGCGCGACAGCCCCTAATAGTATGGGGAAAATTGGCGCAGTGGCGAATGACATTGCTGATACGGATAAAGAGATCAGTGACATTGAAAAAGAATTAAAAAAGAAAAAGGATTACAAGAAACATTTATCAGAAAATGTTTTGCCCAACCTCTTTGCTGAGGTGGGACTATCAGAGTTAAAGCTTGCTGATGGCAGATTGATTAAAGTAGGGAACTACTATGGCGCTTCCATAAAGGAGGATAAAAAAGAATCTGCTTTCAAATGGTTCAGGGACAATGGATTTGGGGACTTAGTAAAGAACCAGATCTCTTGCAGCTTTGGGAGGAATGAAGATGAGAAAGCTAGGGGACTGATTGAAACCTTGAATGAACAAGGCTATCAATCCTCGCAACGTGAATGGGTCGAGCCTTCCACCCTTCGCGCATTTATACGTGAGCAACATGAAGCAGGCAAACAACTGCCTATGGATTTGTTAGGAGCTTACGTCGGACAAAAAACAACGATTAAAAACTAAAGGAGAGAGGCCTTATGGCAAAAAAGAAGCAAGCAGTCGCGAAGACTGCAAAACTAGATCTAGCAGTTCTTGCTAGTGACTCTAAGGATGCAAGCGGATTCGGCAATCTTGACATATCAAGAGATATCGCAATTCCTTACATCAATATTCTTCAATCCGGTAGCCCTCAGATAAATCCGTCAAAAGCGGAATATGTGAATGGCGCCAAAGTTGGGCAGTTTTACAATACTGTCACACAGGAGGTTACTGATACTATTGACGTGGTTCCTGTTTTATACCAACTAAGATACGTGGAGTGGAAACCACGTGAACAAGGTGGTGGTTTCGTAGAAGCTCATAACGCTGACAGTGGGATCTTGTCCCAGACAAAGCGTGATGGCATGACTAATAAGGATGTATTGCCTAGTGGTAATTACATTGCTACTACAGCCTACCACTATGTAATGGTCCTTGGAAAAGATGGGACTTATGCACAAGCTGTTATCAGCATGACATCTACTCAATTAAAAAAGAGCAGACGTTGGAATAGCTTAATGCTATCGCAAAAAGTTAAAGGTCCATCTGGGTTGTTTACACCACCAACATATGCGATGATTTATAAGCTCACTACTGTTAGTGAGTCTAATGACCGTGGTAGTTGGTTTGGGTATCAAATTGAAAAAGTTGGTACGGTTGAGGATTCTAATCTTTACAATGAATCTAAGGCATTTTCCACGGCTGCATCAAGGGGCGACGTTGAAGCTAAACCTGTTGCAGAAACGGAAGTTGCCAAAGAGGCTCCCACCACTAATTTGAAAGACGACGATATACCCTTCTAGGGCATAGTCGTTTACTGGAGATTTAGTGAAGGAATTCAAATCTATATTTGAAGGATTAGACGCGGCTTATGGTCAGCACCAATCCAGCGGAAAACGTGCTGACGGTAAGCAGGATGGAAAGTCCTTTATTGTCAAGAAACTTGTCACTGATGAGTTATGGAAAAATCATCTTGATGGAAAGGGACCTTCCTTAGGAATCATTCCTATTATGACAGATAATACAGCCAGATGGGGCTGTATTGATATTGATATTTATCCTTTAGACTACCAAAAATTAATCAATAATATAAGAAAATTAAAATTACCACTAGTACTGTGTAGGTCAAAAAGTGGAGGAGTTCATTTATTTTTATTTTTTAAACAAAAAATAGCGGCAAGATTAATAAGGAGTAAACTTCGTGAAGTCTCAGCTTTTATAGGCCATTCCACGGCTGAAGTATTCCCGAAGCAAACCACCATTCTAATATCAAAAGGAGACTGGGGAAATTTTCTTAATCTTCCTTACTATGATTCAAAGAAGACTAGCCGTTACGCATATAAAGATGATGGCACTGCGGCCACTTATCAAGAATTTTTAGATTTATATGAGAAATATGTAGTTGACGATATTACTAAAGTTACAGTCCAGGTTTCGGAGGGAGTCATAAAAGACGGGCCTCCCTGTCTTCAGCAGTTATGCACCCAAGGATTTCCGGAAGGAACACGCAATAATGGATTATTTAATATAGGAGTTTATTTAAGAAAGTTTGACAATGATAATTGGAAAATTTTACTGGAGCAACACAACAGAGACTACATGAAACCGCCTCTGGCGGCCGAAGAAGTTGTTATTGTTCAGAAACAATTAGAGAAAAAGAATTATAATTATAAATGTAAGGAGCCACCTATTAATGCCTATTGTAATGCCACTCTTTGTCGCACTCGTAAGCACGGCATTAAAGGAGACAATGGTCCTATAGATATAACATCTTTATCAAAATTAGATGCGCACCCCCCAGTTTGGTTTCTTCAAGTTGGAGAGGATGCAAGATTAGAGTTACAAACAGAGGAGTTGCAGGTGCAGCATAAATTTCAGCGTGCCTGCATGAATGCGTTAAATATAATGCCTCCTCTTGTAAAGCCCTCAGTATGGCAGGAGAAAATCACTCAGTTAATGGAAGAGAAAAATTTAACTGTGATTCCTGTCTCTGATGATGGGTCTGTCGCTGGTCAGTTTGAAGCTTACCTCCAGGAGTTTTGCACTGATCGCGTACAGGCCTTGAATAAAGATGAGATTCTCCAGCATCGTCCATGGACAGAAGATAAAAAAACATGGTTTAGATTAAATGATCTTCAGGACTATCTTACTAGAAAAAAATTTACTTACTATAATCCTGGTCAAGTAATTTCGAGGCTTCGAGATCTTCAAGAGCGCCCCCTTACAGAAGAGCAGAAAAAAAATCTTAAGGATGAAGATCGCTCTGCTAGGTGGAATCTTAAAGGAAAGTTTGCTCGCGTGTGGTGGGTACCAGCATTTCCAAAACAAGATTCAGATTTTAAAATAAAGGAGATAGATGAAGCACCATTCTAATATAGAAAAAATGAAAAAAGGACAGAATAGCGAGTTCACTGCATGTTCATGGTTAGTTAATAATAATTATCTAGTTTATCTTAAAACCCAGGACAATGATCCCATAGATATAGTTGCTGTTGAAAGGAATACAGGAGATGTTTTAAAAATAGATGTTAAATCCGTTTCTTTCAGAAAGACGTGGAGGCCGGGCACAAGAATTTGTAGGATTACAAGCAAATATCAAAAACAATTAGGCGTTATTATTTTATACGTTTATCCAGATGGAAAGTGTGATTTTCATGGCAAAAATTAATATTGTATTAGGTCCTCCTGGTACTGGCAAAACGCATACTTTGTTGGGCATAGTGGATCAAAAGCTGGCTGAGGGTGCTCATCCCTACAATATAGCGTTTCTTGCTTTTACTAAAAAAGCGGCCCATGAGGCGAGAAGCCGGGCACTTATTAAATTCAACCTGGAAGAAAAAGATCTAATGTACTTTCAAACACTTCATGGATTTGCATATCATAGACTTGGCCTAACTACATCAGATGTTATATCTAAAAGTAACTACGAAGAATTTGGAGAGGAGTTTGGAATGGATATGGGAAATATTTACGTCAATAATGATATAGGACTAACAACTCTAGACAATAAATTATTGAATGAATCCAATCAAGCTCGTTTACGTTGCAGGGATCTCAGAGATCATTACCAAAAAACTTCTTCCCTAAATGTGGAAACATCGTGGTTTTCATTTAAAAGGGCAAGAGAATCATTTGATGAATTTAAAAATAAACGACAGCTTTTAGATTTTACTGATTTCCTGGATAATTTTACACAAACAGGGGAAGTTCCGCCCTTGGACTTTGTTTTTATTGATGAAGCACAGGACTTATGCAAGTTGCAATGGAGAATGCTTAGAAAGATATGTAAATCTGCAAAACAAGTTTATATCAGCGGGGACGATGATCAGGCTATCTACCGTTGGTTGGGAGCAGACGTCGAATATTTCATTGGATTAGAGGGAGAAGTACAGACACTTAATCAATCCCTTAGATGTGCCCAGGCAATTCAGTATTTATCACAGACTATTATACAGAGAGTTCAACATCGAAGACCTAAGAAATGGATTGGAACTAAACAAAAAGGATTGGTTGAGTATCATGCTTACTCTGGAAGTGTTAATGTGCATGAAGGAGAGTGGCTTATTTTAGCCACTACAAATTATATGTTGGACGATATCCAACATGATATTAGGGCCTCAGGACTTCTCTATACTAGAAAAGGTAAACCATCTTTATCCGACACATTAAAAAATGCCATAGCTTCTTGGAAACGATTAGGGCAAGGAGAGAATATAACTTTGGATGAAGTTAAAAATATTTATTCTTATATCTCTAGCGGAACTGGAATAAAGCGTGGATATAAGGCGTTAAAAACAGCTCACGACGAAACTTATGATGATGAGGCCTTGGTGAGACACCAAGGTTTATTGGTATCAGGCTTACCGTGGGACGTAGCGCTAGATAAAGTGGGAGACAGGGATGTGGTATATGCACGGGCCATAGAGGAAAGAAACTATTCTCTGACCGACAAACCAAAAATTCATTTAAGCACTATACACGGAGCCAAGGGAGGAGAAGCAGATAATGTAATGCTTTTCACTGACATCTCGCGTGCAACCCATGAAGAAATGGAAATCAATCCGGATGACACACATCGTCTCTTTTATGTTGGTGTAACACGCGCAAGAAATGAATTACACATTATAAAACCACGACAGAGTAGGGGTTACGATATATGAAACATACCAAAGATTTATTGACAAAAGGCATCGCCCTTGTTGGTGGAGATAGAGAAAAAGACTATGGGGATAAAGTCAAAAATCATAATAACATAGCCAAGCTATGGTCGGCATATTTAGATGTACCCATAGTAGCACATGATGTAGCCATTATGATGTCTTTATTGAAGGTTGCAAGAACAAAACTTGGGGAAGTCAGTGAAGACACGTATATTGATATGGCTGCGTACGGCGCCATAGCCGGAGAAATAAAATTTTCGGAACCAAAAAAAGAATCAGAGGGGGAGAGAAGGGGTCGAGAGACTCGGGAATACATTAAAACATTAAACAAGGAGAAGAAATAATGGATTTATTTTCAAAAAAAGTTGACTCGGAATGGGTGGCGCCCACGACATTTCCTGATCTAAGTGGCCACGATAGGGTGGCTATTGATTTAGAGACATGCGACACTCAGTTGATGGAAAAGGGACCAGGTTGGCCCGCTGGAAATGGACAAGTAATAGGGATTGCGGTTTCAGCTAATGGGTTTACAGGATACTATCCTATTAATCATGAGAGTGGGAATATGGATGAAAAGAAAGTGGTGAAATATATTAAGTCTATATGTGAAGACGGTTCAATTGAAAAAGTGTTTCATAATTCTCAATATGATATTGGATGGCTAGGAACCCTAGGAATAAAGGTTAAAGGTAAAATTCATGATACATTGGTGGCAATGGCTTTGATAGACGAGAATAGATTTTCCTATGGACTTGATAGTTGCGCCAAGGACAAGCTTGGTGAAAGAAAAGATGAAACAAAATTAAGGGAAGCGGCCACAGCTTTTGGCATTGACCCCAAGAGTGAAATGTACAAATTACCATCACAATTTGTAGGCGAGTATGCCGAGGCAGATGCTCGATTAACATTAAAGTTGATAGAAAAATTATTGGCAGAAATTAAAGTGGATAACCTGAACACAATATATGATATAGAATGCCGACTAATCAATGTGATTCTTAATATGACCAAGCGTGGGGTGAGGGTTGATATTCCCAAATCGATGACCCTTATAGAACGTTTTAAGAACAAGGAAAAGAAGCTGGTAAAGAGAATAAATGACTTAACTGGCCTCAGAGTGGAGATCTGGTCAGCCGCGTCCATAGCGGCGGCTTTTGATGCAGCTAATTTGCCGTATGAAAGGACCATTAAAACAGATTCACCTTCTTTTACAAAAATGTTTCTGACTGATCATCCCCATGAATTGCCTCGATTAATTACGCAGGCAAGGGAATTGAACAAGCTGCAAGGAACTTTTTTAAATAGTGTTTTAAAGTATAATAAGGATGGGAGGATCCATGCTCATATTAACCAAATACGCTCTGACAGCGGGGGTACTGTTACTGGTCGCTTCAGTTACAATCACCCAAATTTACAGCAGATCCCAAGCAGAGGACAATTTGCCAGTAGCATTAGGAAACTTTTCATTCCGGAGAGGGGAGAATATTGGCTTAAGGCCGACTACTCGCAACAGGAGCCTAGGCTCCTCACCCATTTTGCCAGACTGGTTAAAATGGGGGGATCAAAAGAGGTTCAAGAGGCCTACCAAAAAGAAGACTTAGATTTCCACCAACAGACTGCTGATATGGCTGGCATAGAAAGAAGACTGGCCAAAACAATAGGACTTGGAGTTATTTACGGAATGGGATATCATAAGCTAGCTAGGGAGCTAGATATGGAGCCACAATCTGCAAAAACTATGATGAATTCCTTTCATAATAAAGTACCATTTATGAAAGGTATGTTGCACGCAGTTATGAATAGGGCCAATGATAAAGGCATTATACGCACACTTCTTGGACGAAAATGCAGGTTTGAATTATGGGAACCTTCTTCATTTGGGGTTCATAAGCCACTTCCATTGAACCAGGCGCAAACTGAATATGGAATGGCGATTAAGAGGGCGTTTACCTACAAAGCATTAAACCGTTTAATTCAAGGATCGGCTGCAGATCAGACTAAGAAAGCAATGGTGGAAGTGTATGAACAATTGGGAGTAATTCCTCTTATTCAAGTACATGATGAATTGGATTGTTCAGTTAAAAATGAAAAAGAGGGAAATCAAATAAAAGAGATTATGGAAACTTGCGTGGAATTAAAGGTTCCATCTAAAGTTGACATAAATATTAGTGAAAGCTGGGGTGGCTGATGAATTGGGTCTGTTCTGTATTGCTATTCTGCGCTAGTTTTAATCCTCAAATGGACTATACAAACAATGGGGAGTTCATTGATGATGTAAGGTCATGCGCCGTTCATTTTAATGTTATGGAAGAAGACCACAACAGGATTCCTGTGGATATAATCATATCCCAGGCTGTTCACGAATCCAATTGGGGTAGGTCGAGATTTGCGGTTGAAGCCAATAATTTAATGGGGATTCGCACTTTTGACCCGTCAGATAACCAATTAAAGCCCATTAATAAACCTAATGTGAGCTGGGGGCTTAGGATCTTTGAGACTAAATGTGAATCCATATCCTACTATATCGAATTGCTCAACAATAGCCACCATTATAAGGAGTTCAGAAGAGAGAGATTCCATCAGTATATCAACGACATAGTTGATGAGGAAAAACTGGTTGAGACACTTGCAATCTATGCTGAAGACGTATATTATACGCAAAAAATAATCCAAACAATGAGGTCAATAAAAAACTATGAATAATAGCAGAAAACCCGGGTACCGAGACCAAGGCAAGAAGAGGGCTGACGGTGTCAAGCATAATTTTGCTATTAACAAGGAGCAGATGGAGTATGAAAGAAGAAAACTTTTACAGGAGATGTCAACAAAAGTTGATAAAAAGCGCCTTAACAATATGGCGGCAGTTGCCGCTACCAAGGAGCCTGAGTACCTTGATGAGGAAGGAAACAAGCGAGAGCCCACAATGCGGATACTATCGCTCGGGGCAGGGGTTCAGTCATCCTGTCTCGCACTCATGGCACAGGAAGGGCTGACAAAGCACAAGCCAGACTATATGATCTTCGCTGACACTGGATGGGAGCCATCCTTTGTCTACGAGCATGTGGAATACCTGAAGAAAGCAATAACAATTTGCCCCCTCATTACGGTTGAGCGAAGCAATATCCGCGAGGATCTTATTCGAGCAGCCAATCCCGTCAAGGGATCAAATGAGGAGTGGAAGTCTTTCGCCGGACGCGTGCCAAATCCACCACTATTTGCAGCACGCCCCGGTGGAAAGGTTGGAATGCTTTATCGGCAGTGCACCCATGACTACAAGGTCATACCCATACAGAAAAAGATTAGGGAGATCCTAGGAGTCAAGCCTCGTCACAGAGTTAAGAAAGGAACAATGGTGGAACAGTGGATTGGCATCTCAACGGATGAGGCAATGCGCATGAAGAATGCCAGGATGTACTGGCTGACATCGCGCTGGCCACTTATAGAGATGAAAATGTCAAGGGCAGACTGCCTGAGGTGGTACAAGGAAAGGAAAGTGCATCCAATGCCAGGAAAGTCATCCTGCATAGGATGTCCATACCATCACAATGACCAATGGAAAAACATGCAGAAGAACTATCCGAAGGATTTTGAGGATGCATGCGAGGTTGATGATCTGATTAGAAAGGGACTTAAGAACACCACAGCGGAGCTGTTCCTTCACAAGAAGGCAGTTCCCCTAAGAAGCATAGACTTCCAGGAGAAGCCTAAGCAGGCCACTCTTTTCGGAGAGACATTCGATGAGGAGTTTGCGGACGAATGCGAAGGTCTTTGTGGGGTTTAAGAAAGGAAAGGACTATGATCCGAACAGCGTGCGACCGGGGCCTGAAGGAGGCACGGCTCCTGAGTTCAAGTGCTTCAACTGCGATGGATGGTTTGACGGCAATGAATGGAGATATTCGTTCTCTAAGACGTGGTATCCTTTTCTTAAATATCAAATTAACTTTTTATGCGGCCCAAATTGCTCTTGGGAGATTTCTGAAAACCATAAAGAAAAATATGTGGGGCCATGAGCAGAGCGGATTTAAAAAGAAAGAAGCATAAGGGAAGACGCAAGGTCGGATCCAACAAAAGAAAAAATCGCAGGCGTGCCCGTCTGGGGTTAAGAGTAAGGAGAAAATAATGCATCCAGAAAAAGAAGAAATTGAAAGAAGAAAAAAAGAGCTGCAGAAGCAGCTTGATGATCTTACAACAAAGATAGTCCAGGGGAGACAGGCAATAGCAAATATGGAAGCCACCTTGAGCGGCCTTCAGGGGGCAATTCAGCAATGCAATTGGACTCTGGGGCTGTTTAAAGAGGAAAAAAATAAATAGTGGAAGTCTGGGATCCAAAGGACGAAATGACCGTATTCAGCCAAATAAAAAACGTCACAGGAGGCCTGTATCGGGCTTTAAAGGGACTGCCCGGGCAATACTACCCGGGTAATCTGGTGTTCAGGGTCAAGGATTGGCTGCTGAACATCTGCGAGGTGTATGGAAGCAAGGTCAGCAATTGGGCATGGCAAAAAAGATGGAACAAGAGAAACAGAAAGAGATACAAGCATGGCTAAAAGAGGAAGACGAAGAAAATGGACTAATCACGAATTGAATCATGTAAAATATTTAACGAAATGCAACAGCGCCAGTGAAATTGGAAAGATCTTTGGTATGACAAAGAACGCGATCATCGGTGCGCTGTACCGGGATAAGATAAGGAACGGATACGTCCCTCCTGAAGATTCAAAATACACCGGTCCTAAAAATTTATGACTGCAAAAATAATTCACACGGAGACATTCTCGTGCGCCGATGACCATCCCATTGTGTATTACACCTTTGATGAGAACAACGAGGCCATTTGTGAATACTGCTCGGCTAAATTTGTCTACAAGCCGAAGAAGAAACTGCTTCCGCTGACAGACCACTACATTCCAGGCATAACGGAAAGGCCTACGCCTTCGGAGAAAATGCAGGATGAGCTGGAGCCCATTGACGATGATCATGTAAATAGAGTCCTGAAAGGGAGTGGATGATTACTGAAAAGCTGCAGTCCTACGTGAATACGCTTGATTCAATGGACGACATGATGGACCGCTATACCTGGCTTATGGAGTTTGGGAAGAAGTCGGCGATCGTTCCGGAAAGGTTCAAGCTGAAGGAGTTCGAGGTCCCAGGCTGCCAGTCACAGACG